GAAGATATCTCAATAAAACACGGGCGAAACAAAATCTTTTCCGCAATCCTATCAAAATGATATCACCACCCATTGACGCATTTGTCGATAGTGATATCATGCCCGCACCGAAACACGAACAAGGAAAAAAACGATGATCGAAATTGCTTACACCGCTGTAGACGTGTTTGGTTGCTTTGGGCTAGTTGATGCGGTTGCAACAACATTTGTTTGCCCAACAGGAGCACAGGTTTGCTGTGCATTGTATCACGCTGAGTGCGGTGATGTGCTCGATGCAATGGATCAGACGATCGTCGATATGTGCCTAGCTGGGTTTTAGTCAAATGCCAGCACTTGCAACGATCCGCAACCTGCAAGCCCGCATCGTCTACGCCCAGCACGACGGCAACACCGCCGAAGTCTTGCGGCTAAAAAAGGAACTGGAGAACGTAAAGTGACAAAAAAGATTAAAGGCAATCCCCAACTGCTGCTGCGTGTTCCGCCGGAACTGCAAAAGCCGCTGGCGGATGAATCGGCAAAGACCGGCGAAAGTCGGCAGGGCGTGTTGTGGCGGATTGCGGCGAAGTATTTTAAGGGGCGAAAAGCGTGAGTGCTGTAACTGATTACAGTCGATTCGTTGAAAAGAAATCGCAGCAAGGAACCGGAAGTGGTTTCAGTCCGCTATTCATGCCTGAAACTGCGTTTGATTTTCAGCGGTCGCTAATCGAATGGTCTGTCAAAATGGGCCGCGCTGCGATTTTTGCTGACTGCGGACTCGGCAAAACGCTGATGCAGCTTGCATGGGCACAGAATGTTTATCAGCACACAAACAAGCCGGTGCTGATTTGCACTCCGCTTGCTGTCGCTGGGCAGACATGCAAAGAAGCTGAGAAGTTCGGCATCGAGGCAAAACAGTCGAAAGACGGGCAGCACGGCGGCGGAATTGTCGTTACTAATTACGAGCGACTTCAGCACTTTGACGAATCGCAATTCGCTGGCGTTGTATGCGACGAAAGCTCGATTCTGAAGTCAGTGACAGGGGCACGGCGAAAGCGGATCACGCGGTTCATGTCGAAGATGAACTATAGGCTGCTCTGCACAGCAACAGCGGCCCCGAACGATTACGTCGAGCTTGGGACATCATCGGAAGCACTCGGCGAACTAAGCCACAGTGACATGCTGCGTCGATTTTTCAAGATGTTGGATGATAAGGGGCAGAAGACCGAAGTTCGCAATCAGGAACAAGCGGAAAGGCTGATCGAAGCTGATCCGAGCTATTACCAAAAGCTTGCCTACCGTGTTGCTCAAACAATAGGCCAATGGCGTCTGAAACATCACGCGGTCACTCACTTTTGGAAGTGGGTCGCATCATGGGCGAGAGCTTGCAAAAAGCCTTCTGACCTAGGGTTCAGCGACGCAAAGTACAAACTGCCAAAGCTGATTGAAACGGATCACGTCATTAAGCCGGACAAGCCACCGAAGGGCCATCTGTTTAACATGCCAGCGTTCGGAATGGGTGAAGAACGAGAAGAGCGGCGGAGAACGTTAGATCAACGTTGCGGGTTTGTTGCGGATCTTGTTAACCACAACCGCGCGGCTGTGGTTTGGTGCCACCTAGATGACGAAGGCGACATGCTGGAAAAGGTTATTCCCGGAGCGGTTCAAATATCAGGCCGCGACTCTGACGACCGCAAGTGTGAAATTTACGAAGCGTTTGCCAGTGGTCAAATAAAGAAGCTCGTCATCAAGCCGAAGATTGGGGCATGGGGGCTAAACTGGCAGCACTGCAATCACGTTGTCAGCTTCCCGTCACATTCCTACGAGCAGTATTACCAGAGCATTCGCCGCTGTTATCGGTTCGGCCAAAAGAAGAACGTGACCGTTGATGTCGTCGCTACTGAAGGCGAGATCAGAGTGCTTGGCAACATGCGAGCAAAGGCCAAACGAGCGGACGCAATGTTTGAAGCGTTAGTGCAGGAAATGAATTCCGCCGTGCGAATTCAGCGAGTCAATAACTATGTAAACAAAGTGGAGGCTCCACAGTGGCTGTAATAGATTCAGTGATTAACGATCGGTACGCCATTTACAACGGTGACTGCATTGAAGTAATGTCTGAGTTACCAAGTGAGTCGGTTGACCTGACAGTGTATTCCCCGCCGTTTGCTGGATTGTACCAGTATTCAAGCGATGACAGGGACATGAGCAATTGCCTAGATGCTGACGAGTTTTTCGAGCATTACGGATTTTGTATCGACCAAATTGCAAGGCTTACAAAGCCAGGGCGAATTTCAGCAGTTCATTGCATGGATATTCCGCTCAGCAATTCCGGCTGTGATGCAATGTTTGATTTGCCTGGCAGAATCATTGCAGAGCATGAGCTGCGTGGCTTCAGCTACGCGGGACGGCGCGTGATTTGGAAGGAACCATTGATGGTCCGCAATCGCACAATGATGAAAAGCCTGCATCATAAAACGCTGTGCGAGGATTCAACACGATGCTCAATCGCTAACGCGGATTACCTGTTGATGTTCCGCAGGAAGGGCGAAAACGCTGTTCCAGTGAATCACGATGTCGGCTTAATGTCATACGCTGGCGAGAATCAGCCACCAGCGGAGTTAAGTAAGTATCGCGGGTTCGTGGGTGATCAAAAAAAGAATGCTTACTCGCAGTACATCTGGCGGCAGTATGCGTCTTCAGTCTGGATGGACATTCGAATCGACCGCGTTTTGAAGTTTCGAGAAGCCAAAGACGGAGAAGACGAAAAACACGTTCATCCGTTGCAGTTGGATGTAATTGAACGAGCGGTGGTGATGTGGTCGAATCCGGGTGAAATCGTCCTGACTCCATTCATGGGCGTAGGGTCTGAGGTGTACGGGGCGGCAATCAATGGCAGAAGGGCAATTGGTGCCGAATTGAAGCCAAGCTATTTTAATCAGGCGGCATTGAATCTTGAGGCTACGGAAGAAGTTGTGGCAGTTGCTTCGCCCCGATTGTTCGAGATGGAAGACGAACTTGAGGAGGTCGCAACATGACGCAACTAACCCTCTTCGACACTCCCGAAGCAACGGCCCCAATCGCACGCCACAGCGATCCAATCACATCGCACAAAGCTGCCGAACGAATCCAGCCAACGGTCACCGCTCGCCAACTGCAATGCTTGGAAGTTCTCCGCGAACACGGGCAACCAATGACAAGCAACGAACTGGCCAAAGCCTGCTGTGATCGGTTTTGCAGTGACTTAAAAGTCGACCGGATTCAGTTTGCCAAGAAGTTGGACAACTACCGCAAGAGGGCTGACGAGATCAAGCGAAACGAAGACCTGTGCGTGATGTTGGAGGAAGCTCGAGACGGCGGGCAGTTGTTTAGAGCAAAGGAGCAGGCATGAGTTTCAAGCCAACAGTTCCGCAAGAGTCTCGACTCACTCCGCTCTGGCAGACAGAGGACGAAGTGTCAAACAGTGGCCGACGCTACGAAGCGTGGATCTGCCGCTGCCAGTGCGGAAACAATCACCGCGTCAGGCTGCACAGATTGCAACGCGGAACAACAAAATCGTGCGGATGCTTACGCCGCGAATTAGGTAATGCTCAGATCGACTTGGCTCGTGCCGCACGATCAAAACAGGCTGCAGAACGGAGGCTCGCAAATGCTCAATGAAATCATCGCAACAGCCCTGCTGATCGTCTTGGCGTGGTTTGCCGCCGGATCATCGCAACTCGCTGACGAGCGAAGCCAGATTAAGCAAGGAAACAAGTGGGCGCGAGACAACTACCCGCCAACATACTAACCGGCGAGAGCAAGGGCTCACCGGATTAAATCGGAACGGGCAGATCGTTTCTGTCCGGCCCGCTGTCAACGGCGGCGGGCGAATACACAGGAGGCGATGAATGAAGTCATCGTGGCTGATCCCCAGTGCGAAAGAATCGCGGCCTCTTTTGTTTTTGAATCCTGCGGACGGTCTGACATCGGTCGGCATGGGGATGACGGTCATGGGCGTCAATGGCCGTCCGCAGGGTGTTTTATTTCTCACTGAAAGGACTTCAAATGTTGGTACTCAGACGTGCCGTATCGGAAGAAATCATTATCACGGTCGGCGAAGAAACAATCGTCGTTAAGCTGGTCGACACGGTCGGCGTGAACCATGCACGGTTCGGCTTTACGGCATCGAAGAACGTGAGGATTGATCGCAAGGAAATTCACGACGCGATTCAGGAAACAGGCTTCAATCCGGAGGCGTTTCCAATCGCTCCGCTCGTGCCAGTGATTCGAATCGGAGAACGACTCCCCGGCGAATTGATGCGGAGAAAAGTGTAATGACACGACGCAAGAAAGCCGGGAAGAAATCCAACAGGCTACACGCTCCAGTTGATCGCAAGCCAATGACCAGAGATCCGTCATTGGAGGAAATTTGGGGCACTGAAACAACGATCGGGCTGGCGGAAATGATTCGATTGGAACGGCCTGATTTGCCACAGAACAAGGGGCTACATCGGCCTTCACAGATTCGTCAGTGTTCGACGCGGATGATGCCGGGCGGTCGCGGCGTATTGAGGGGGCAGGGATGAGCCGCAAAGCGAAGACTGACAGAGTCCCTCGAACTCGCGCCGGTGGCGAATGGACTGAAGCCGCGTTTTGGGGATTTATTCGCTCAGGACTTCGCCAGCTATCACGTCGCTGGCCTCCGCTTGTTCGTCATGCGTTGAATGAAGCCAAGCGTAAAAGCCAGAGCGACAACAAGCGGCTGAAGTGGGAATTCCAATGCGAGCGATGCGAAGGATGGTTCGCACGCAAGGACGTTGAAGTCGATCACATCGAGCCATGTGGCTCACTGAAATCATTTGCCGATTTGAGCGTGTTCGCCGATCGGCTGTTTTGCGAATCGAATGGGTTGAGAGTGTTGTGTTCTGAGTGTCATTTAGAGCGGAGAAAAGAGCAGTGAAGATCTTGAAAGGTAAACAGGGCGGACCACGTCGCGTCCTGTTTCATGGGACGAACTTTATCGGAAAGACAACGTTTGCTTCGCAGGCATTCGGCGGGGCACTGTTAGCCAATCTCGAAGACGATCGAGACGTTGACATGGACAAGACGCCGCCAATTCGAACCTGGGACGAGTGGCAGGAGTTTTGGCTCTACTGCGACACGTCATCGGCAAAAGGCGAATTCCCGTATCGCTGGATTGCCATTGATACGATCGACGGCCTTGAGCAGATTTTGATTAAGCAAATCTGCAAAGAGAAGAACGTCGAAAGCATGGCCGACGATAAGTTTTCGTACGGCAAGGGCAAGCAGTTTGTTGAGGCCATGTGGAACAAAATCAAGTTCCAACTGGACTGGCTGCACACCGAACGCGGGCTGGGGATCATCCTGTTGGCACACAGCGAAGCCGTGAAGATTACTCCGCCAGATGCACCATCTTACGAACGCTGGGAACCGTCCGTCTGTGAGTTCGCCAGGGATCTCCTTTGCGATTGGTGCCAGGAAGTTTTCTTCGGATCGTTCCGGACTTACGCAGTCAAAGAAGACACCGGATTTAATCGCACTCGAAACATTGCGGCGGGTGGCAGCGAGCGTTTCGTCAGGACGCAGCCAACGGCGGGAGTCCGTGCGAAGAACCGTTTGAACATGCCGGAAGAAATGGTTGAGTTTTCGTTCGAGAAGTATGCAGAGTTTTTTGTCCCGAGTGAAGTTTTGAAAGGTAATTGAGATGGCTGATTTAGGTGGTTACGACGCATCGCAAGTGAAGGACAGCGAGTTTGAGGCTTTGCCTGCGGGCGAGTATCGGGCTGTCATGACCGAGAGCGAACGCAAGAAAACAAAAGACGGGGCGAGCGAGTTGTTGCAGGTCAAGCTGCAGATCGTCGACGGGCCGTTTAAGAATCGAACGGTGATCGATCGGTTTAACCTTTGGAACAAGAATCCAGAGGCAACGACGATTGCTCAGCAGCAGTTCAAAAAGGTTTGCGAGGCGCTAAACATTCCGAAGCCTCCCGACTCTTCAGCCCTGCACATGAAACCGCTGATGATCAAGCTGGCCGTGAAGGAATACAACGGCAACAACCAGAACGAAGTGAAGGGCTACAAAGCCTGCCTTCCAGCGTCGTCTTCTGCTCCTGCGGAAAAGACAGCAACCGCTGGCAAGCCTGCTGGCTGGTAGTCTCAACAACATAGGCGCGGGGCAACCTCCGCGCCTTTTTCGTCGACGGAGGGAATGCAGATGGGCAGAACAACGATAGACCACAGCGGGATTTACGAACAGGAGGAACAGGTGCAGACAACTGAACTCACGATGACAGACAGGGCCGTTCAGGAACTGTCGACATTTAATGCGATGATTGAGCAGGTTTTGCCTTATGGTCTTTTGACCGTGGCAGAGGCCGGAATCGGACAGGTTGAAGAGGCTCACAAGTTCGTCAAGAAGCTGAACGCGAACATTGAGAAGAAGCGAAAAGAACTCAAGGCCGATGCCTTGGAATACGGTCGGACGGTCGACAGCATCGCGAAACAGTTGACTGAAAAAGTCGACGGAGTCGAAGCGAAATTGAAGGCCGAACGCGACGCCTTCGACGCTGTTGAGAAAGCTGAGAAGGCTGCAAAGGAAGCGGAGAAAGTCGCGAAGAAACAAAGCCGCATCAATGACATGGTTGCCAATGGCATCGCCATTGATTGGGCTGCGGCTGAGCTTCCGGAAGAAGAATGGATGTGGTGGTTCTCCAAGGCAAAGAAAGCCGCTGCGGAGCAGGCCGCGATCATTGCTGAAGAGAAACGCATCGCTGAAGAGTTTGAGGCGAAGCAACGCAAGGAACGCGAAGAACTGGCCGCGAAGATGGCTGAAGAGTCGAAGCGACAGGCCGAAGAACTCCGCATCCGGGCCGGAGAAATGGAGAGGCAGCGACTGGCCGACGAAGCCGCTTTGGCGGAACAACGCAAGGCGATGGAAGCGGAACGCGAAGAACTCCGCAAGCAGCAGGCGGAAGCTGCACGACTTGAGTCCATCCGCCGCAAGCGAATTCAGGACGAAGAAGAGGCTGAGAACCTGCGGAAGTGGAACGAAGAACAGGCTGTCATTGCAGCCGAAAAGCTCGCTCGCCTTGAAGCCCTGAAGCCAGAGATTGAGAAGGCTGAAGGCTTCGCCGAGTGCATGATTACGGACGCTCAAGATTCTCTGGTTCGCCTGGGGAATCCTGAGTGGGGGAGTGATGCGATGCACGCTATCCGTAACTGCGGTGCAACCATCATTTCTTTGGTGCAATGTCGATGATCGACGCTTACGACAAACAGACTGGCGACGGCCAATGGCTTCGCCAGTCTTTTCAAATCTTACAGGAGGCAATTGAACGTGTTCAGCGAACTAAAAGCCAGATGGCTGAAGAAGACCGGAGAGCCAATGCCAGCGGAGATCCTGCGACTACCGCTCAAAAAGATTTGCAAAGCCGTGATGCTGGTTGAGGCTGGCGTAACGGTTGTTGTGCCGAAGGAGCTGACGCCAGTCGTCAGTGATTTCGGCGATTCGATAGCAGAGTGGGATTCGCATAAGGAGTTTTGAATGCTGTCCCCTCGATGGTATCAGTCACAAGCAAACGAAGCCGTCTGGAAGTATCTCAATGAGAAGTCCGGCAACTGCGTTGCCGTTCTTCCCACCGGAGCCGGAAAGAGTCTGCTGATTGCTCTACTGATTCGGCAGGCTCTTGAGTTCGGCGGGCGCGTGGTTGTGTTGGCTCACCGCAAAGAGTTGCTGCAACAAAACGCCGACGAGATCCGCGGCCTAATTCCGGGCGTTGACGTTGGCATTTATTCGGCAGGGTTGAAAAGTCGAGAGATCCACAACGCAGTGGTTGTCGCTGGCATTCAATCGGTGTTCCGCAAGGCTGAAGATCTTGGCAGGCGGCATCTTGTGATTGTTGACGAGGCTCACCTCATTAGCGATCTTGAAGAATCGATGTATGGTCAGTTTCTGGCAGCGATGAAGGCCAACGAAGGGCTTCGCATTGTGGGCCTGACGGCGACGCCGTTTAGAACCGGGGCCGGTCCAATCTGTGGACCTGATCGACAGTTCCAGCGGATCGTTTTTGAGGCGAAGACGGCTCAACTGATTGCCGAGTGCTTTCTTTGTCCGATCACAAACAAGCCATCGGACCTGAAGATCGACACTGACAAGGTCGGCCTTCGCGGTGGTGAGTTTGTCGAATCGGAAATGCAGGCTGCGTTCGATGTTGATGAAAAGGTTGAAGCGGCTTGCCGGGAGATTTTAGACAAGACGCAAAACCGACACAGCGTTTTAATCTTTGCTTCCGGCATTCACCATGCGGAGCAGATTGCGGAGACAATCAACGCGATGCTGTGGGGAACGCCCGGCGAACATGCTGCCGTTGTCACTGGCGAGACTCTACCAATCGAGCGAGCCGAAACCCTGCGGAGATTTGTCGCGGGGGAGTTGCGATTCCTTGTTAACGTGGACGTGCTGACAACTGGCTTTAACGCTAAGTGCGTCGACGCGATTGCCATCCTTCGCGCAACCATGTCGCCGGGGCTTTTCTGTCAAATGGTCGGTCGCGGGTTGCGGTTGCATGACAGCAAAACCAACTGCCTGCTCTTAGACTTTGGCGGGAACATCGCTCGGCATGGTTCAATCGATGACGAGAACTTTGGGCGGTCGGAGGGTAAGGGCCGAGCGGGCGTTGCTGCCGAAAACGGACGCGGGAAGAAATGCCCGTCCTGCGAGCTGGATGTGTCTCCGGCAACAGTCGTCTGCCCTGAGTGCAATTTCATTTTTCCTCGTGAAAAGGAAGTTAAGCACGATGCGATCGCAGATACAGACAGTCAGTTGACCGGCTCAATGCCTCCCGAGGAATGGCAAGTCAAAGACGTTGTCGTTCGGGTTCACACGAAGAAGGATGACGGCGAAGCTCCGCAGACAGTTCGCGTTGACTACGTCTGCCAGAAGACAGGCGAATCCGGAAACCTTGCAACGATCACCATTCCCGAATGGACCTGCCCAGGGCATCAAGGATTTGCACGCTTGAAGTTCTTGGCATGGTGGGACGCTCGAAGCCTTTGCGAGCCTCCGGACAACGCAACGGATGCAGTCGCCCTGATCAACATGGGCGTCTGCCGGAGGCCGGTCAGGATCACGACGAAGAAAGATGGCCGCTGGCACAGGATTACGGAGTGTTTCTTTGAGTCGGAGAAGCCGACGGAGTTGGCCGCGACGCCAGAGAGTGGGAAAGTGTTTTCAGGGATTGAGGACGATTGTCCGTTTTGAAAGTCAGGCGAAATCATGATTAAGGCAATACAGACGAGATATAAAGGGTTTCATTTTCGATCGAGGCTTGAAGCTCGCTGGGCGGTTTTTTTCGACACTCTCGGGATCGAATGGGTTTATGAGGAAGAAGGCTTTGAGAAAGAAAACGTAGAAGGTTTTTTTGACGATGCTTCAGGAGAATGGCAATCGGTTTGTACTGGACGTGAAAGATATCTCCCAGACTTTAGGATCGGGGAGAAGGGCAGCGGACTATACGTTGAAGTCAAGGGTGAAAAGTCGCAATTGATAAGCAAATCTAATGAGCTTAATGAGCTTCATGATTTCGATGGGATTCTTCCACGGTTCCAAGATTCTCTTGGTAAATGTCGAGGCCTTTTGCTTTTAGGAGATATCCCAGAGCCGAAGCAAAACATTGTTGTTCATCCGCTTATGCAGCATAGAAAAGGCGTCTACAGGTCTTACGCTGCGTTTCATCCGGCTTGCAAATGGCATGTCCTTGATGTTATTGAAGATGGGGTCCTATCGCGAATGCTTGGAATAGAGCCTGAATATGAAGCAAAGTGGGATAATACTCATATTCAAATAGACCTTGGAAAATATTACAGGAATATCTATGACGCTTATCGTGCTGCTCGCTCTGCGCGGTTCGAGCATGGAGAAAGCGGGGCAACATGATTCAGGGAGGAGACTACGACCGCGTTCCACAAGAGCTGAAAGACCTGAAACGATGGATGCTCTGGAACTACAATGCCAAAGGCACGAAGATTCCGATTAGGCTCGGCGGTGATGCTGGAAGCTCAACTGACCCGTCTGCGTGGTGTGCTTTCGATATCGCGGTTGATTCCTCGATCTATTATCAAGGCATTGCCACCGTAATTGCTGAGCCATATACCGGCATCGATATCGACAACTGCTTGACGGAAGACGGGGACTTCCGCGACTGGGCTTTGCCGATCATCGCGAGGCTTGACGGAGTTGCTTACGCGGAAATTTCGCCAAGCAAAACAGGCGTCAAGTTCATCACGAAGGCACGCAAGCCTGAGGGCTTTCGTTGCCTTCACAAGATCAATCCCGGCAAGGCCGATAGGCAGCAGATTGAATGCTACGACCACGATCGATTCTGGACGATCACGGGCGATGTCTATAACGGCAATGATGAGATTGGTGATGGGCAGGCCGTTATTGACTGGCTATGCAAAACTTACCTGAGCGGAGAGCAGGAGAAGAAAGGGACCGTTAAGCATGAGCCAGCGCCGCCAAGGATTGAAGCCGAATCGCTGATGCAACGCGGGGCGAAATATGTTGAAAACGTTCCGGGTGAAGCGAAAGGAAATCTGAGAAACGCAGCGTTTTCTCTGGCCGGTCATCTGCATTCGCTCAAGGATGATTTTCACGCTCGGCTGACAGATGACGAAGTCTACCAGTTGCTCTGCGATTGGAATCAGAAAAACAATCCGCCGCTTCGAGACAGCGAACTGAGAGAGGCATCCGTCAACGGTCGCAAGAACGGGACTCCACGCGAAGACAAGCCGCCAATGGCCTTGATTCAGCAGTCACATTCTCACGTCGATCTGAGTTTGATCCTGAACACTCGGGAAGCGGCAAAGACAACTTTGGAGCCATTTCCGATTGACTGCCAATCATTGCCGGGATTCCTCGGTGATCTCATTCGGCATAATCTTGCGACTGCTCACTACCCATTGCCAGAAGTCGCGATGGGCGCGGCGTTATCGCTCCTATCGACGCTGACCGGCGGCAAGGTATCGGATCGCGGAGCGAGAACCAATCTGATGATTATCAGCCTAGCTCTTTCGGGAGCTGGGAAGGATCACGGGCGGAAGCTCAACCGCAAGATCCTGAGATTGTGCGGTGGTGATCGGATGATCGGGCCGGAACGGATTGGAAGTCATGCCGGGATTCTGTCCGCATTGTCAGAACAATGGAACATGCTTTTCCAAGTGGATGAGATCCATCACCTGGCAATGGCGATGCAGGACAGATCAAGTCCGCATCTAGTCCAGATCGCAAGCGTGCTGATGCAGGTGTTTTCATCCGCTGATGACATCTGGACCGGCGACGCTTACGGTGATCGGGCGAAGGTGAAAACTCTGCAATATCCCCATCTCGTTTTACACGGGACTGCAGTTCCTCAAGATTTTTGGGAATCGATGACGGAGAAGAACTTGACCGGCGGGCTGATTGGCCGCTGCCTGATCTTTGAGTCTTCGAAGTATGTCGATTATCAAGATCCATCCAACGAACCGATTCCCCAGTCAATAATCGATCAGGCGGCATGGTGGCTGCAACTGAGGACATCGGCGGGCAATCTTGCGGACAATGCAGATGGATCGTCTCCAATCTGCATCCAGAGAGACGAGGCGGCGCACGCAAGGCTGCACGAGCATGCCGTGAAGATTTCCAAGCGGAGAATGACGGAGGAACCAATCACAGCGGCCATCTGGTCAAGGGCGGCGGAAAAGACCGTCAAGCTTGCGATGCTGTTCGCCTGCTCCCGCGCGTCGGGTCAGTATGTTCCAGTGATTCAGGCTGAAGACGCTGAACTCGCAATCCGGCTCAACAATTGGATCACTCGAAAAATCCTCCAGCAGGCCGATAGGCATGTGTCAGGCAGTCCGTTCGGTCAAATGGTCAATGAGATGAGAACGCTGCTCAGATCGCGTCCAGGGGAATGGACGATGACAGAGATCACCAGGAAGACTCAGAAGCTCAAGCCAAGAGACAGGGGAGACATCTTAGCGACTCTGATTCAAGGTGGATGCGTTCAGCAGGGAGAAAGAGAATCAAGCGGTGGGAGAATGGCAATAACCTTTGCTGCGATTGAGTAAAAATAATTGACAAATAGAAACAATTGAAATAACATAGGGGAACCTTTTGAAAGGAGGTTTCTATGCAAATTGAAGTCAGTGAGATCCGGCGCGATGTTCCTGTTGCAGGAAACAAATCAGGAGCCTATGGGGACTTCAGGGAAGAGACAGCAGGAAGGCCGAAAGAGCTGCTGAGATATCAAGTCGAGCAAATGAAATGCGGCGAATCAATTGTTTGTAAAAACATTGCCAGCATGGAGGAAAGGAAGTTTTTTTGGAGGGTGAACGCATCCGCAAGAAACGCGGCGAGGACTGGAGGCTTCAAAGTTACGGTCAGGAAAACCGCAGACAATGAGATCACTGTGTGGCGAGTCT